TTAGAAAAGTTGACAATCAACTATCTTGTGGTAGGGGGGATTGACATTCTTTGTAACTTACCGAAATATCTAAAAAATACAGAAATTAATTTTTTCTCCATTTTTCCCCTGGAATAGTTCTATGTTGTAACCACAGTCCAAGGTCTGTAAGTTCTCCGGTCGTTCTGTTCTCCAGCTTATTGTGCGTTGCCATGCTAACAGAAATTAAATTCCAGTCCTGCCATGCGTATTCTGGATATTCGTCTGACGGATAAATATGATGCACAATAGTTGCTTCTTCAGTTCTGCCAAACCAACCAGCAATAACACATTTGTATCCGTCCAGTCTTAATATCTTAGCTCTTTTCTTTTTCCATTTCCCTGAGCCATAAGGGAAAGAACTATTTTTATTTATCATATTTCACAAATAAAAAGACCGCCTTTCGGCGGTCCACAAGAGGGAATAATTTGTTTTTGTTTAATATTTTATAATACCATTATATCACTTTAATTAGGACATAGTGTGCCAACTTTCAAAGTCACTAAGCGCTCTAGCGTGAACCCTATGTATATTTCGATATGAATATCCCATTTTTACAGCTATTTCCTCCCAGCTTAAAAAACAAATATAACGATAGGTTAATACAAGTCTATCTATTTCGTCTGGTAATTTATCAATGTTAGACCTTATTTCGTTTTTTAAATCAACAAGCTTGTCGATTTTATCATTTATCATATTCTCCATATCAACAATTTTGATTATTGCATTTTCTATATTATTTCCAGGCGATGTCTGTATTTTATCCTTGCTATAATCAAAACTTCTTATTATATTATAATACGCTCTTAGCTTAGATAATTCAACCAAGTTAGCATCGATAAATTTGTCAAGATTATACGCTTTCCTTAGATACTCTTTAGCTTTCATGTATATGTATCACCTTCTTTAAACCTCAACCTTTATAAATTTAATTTTAGTTTTTCCGCCTGGGAAATTATGGTATATGCCTTGATATATATTTCTTTCTCCAGTTCCAGCGTACTTCGCTATATCCTTCACCTTATCGCTCACAATAAGCGGCAGCTCGTATTTGTCCGCCGTAACTGCCATGTATAACTTCATGTAATCACCTACTTAAATATCACCTTTCACCCTATGTATGCTGCGTTCTTCATCAAACCCGTCTGGATACCTCGCTGACAGCTTGTCAATATTCTTTTCCATTATTGTTTCCAAATCAGTATTCAAAATCTGTGCAGCTAAAGCTATGTACCAAAGAGCGTCGCCCAATTCTTTGATTAGATGTTCGGTATCCTGTGCATGTCCGTGGAAGTTGATTTTCTTAATTAAATCCGCAAATTCTCCGGCTTCTCCGGTCAAGCCAAGAGCAGCATTAAAAATATTTAAACATTTTGGGTTAGCAAATCTCATTGCCTGTACCTGATATTCGTTTATCGTCATTTTAAAGTCATTCCTTCTTTCGTATTCAGCTATTAGCTCTTTTCTTCTTTTAATCTCCTGCATACGCTTTTTAACTTCTTTGTTGTATGTGTCATGCCATATTTGTTCATTTTCTTTGGCTTGTTTCAGTTTTTTCCTGTTGAAGAAATCAAACATATTTTCATTCCTTCGTTAATCTTTCCATTTCCTCGTCCGTCAAAATCTGCGGACGGGTGTTCCAGTCTGCAATAGCTACCATTAAATCTGAATATTCAGCCGTTTTATCATATCCGCAACAATTTACATCAGCACAACGTAATCCATACATATCACCAATTAATGTTTTGTTTTTAATTATTCCTGCTTCCTTTCCGCAGTGAGGACAAGGCAACAACTCTCCCTTTTCCGTCAATTCTTCCTGTGCCTTCTTATCGCCTAAGAGAGCTCGTCTTACAATGTCCATAAAATCAACCTTCCTTCATAAAGCATAACCAATGTGTTTTGCCTTCTTTTCTGTAACGATTTCCAAAAAGTGGTTTAGCACTAAATAAAGGCAATATCTCTTTCAAAGAGAATTGAATTTCACTCCATTTAAAAATCAATACTCCGTTTGGTTTTAATACCCTCATGCATTCATCAAAACCCTTAGATAACATAGCACGCCAATCTCCTGTTAAGCGGCCATATTTTAAAGCCATTATTGACTTTTGACCAGCCCATTGTAAATGCGGTGGGTCAAATACAACTAAATTAAAACTGTTATCTTCAAACGGCAAGTCCGTAAAACTACATACAGTATCAGGATTTATTTCAATGTATCTCCCTGGATAGTATTCTGTTTTGTCTACTGTTCTTATGTCGCAAAACTCAACATTTGGATTATCCTTTTCAAACCAAAACATCTTAGAGCCACAACATACATCTAATATTTGTTTATTCATATTATTTCTCGCTCCTATGCTCACACACCGGCCGGCAATTAGAACACCTTAATCCTGTTGCTTTGCAGATAGGTCTTTCATCTATTGCGTTGCTGATTTTTTCAAATATGTCCTTTTTACAAACATACACGCTGTTTCCACTGCCTTTTATTATGTAATCGCCCACGCAAATAAACTGCGTTCCAACTTCTGTGTCCGCCATAAGTACCGGCTTTTCGTCAAAGGCTAAACTGTGATAGAATAACATGCCACATTCTAACGCCGTTTTAATCCATTCTGGCGCATCGTCCGGGCTCTCGGCGTACTGGTATGCTTCAACCTCAATAGGTTTTAATTTGTATTTCATAATCAATTCACCTCATCATAAATATGCACCCCTAATTTTTCACCTAACCAGTCAAGGCCTTTACGTGTTAAATAGAAACACTCCCCGTATGTATGTATAGATAACTCCATTTCTTTGGCATAACCTTCTTTTACCAGCTCAGTGCATAATTGATAGTCTTTACCAGTTGGCGCCGCTGAAAAGTAATTTCTATACGGCTTATAGAATTTTCTTCCATGCCTTGTATACACTTTTTTATTGTTCATTCCAATCATGTGTTTAGCTAAAGCAATACATTCTTTTTCGTTCATTTATTACACCCCTCATTCATCAATTAAAATTTGCTCTCCTTCAAGGTACGACTTGTTCGCTTCGGCCGCCTTATTGAACGCTTCAACAAAGGCTTTGACTTCTGGTAAGTCTTTCATGTCATCATACATAGCCTCCGACCAATCATCATACTGGCTAACTTCATATTGTTCTGTTAAAACTTCCAGCACTTCTTTAATGCTTGTTTTCGCAACGCTTTTAATAGCTGTATAAAACTTTAATTCATTACCTTTGTATTCTTTCATAAGATAATCAATTTCATCAGGCGTAATAACTGTATAAGTATTCATATCTGCGTTATACATCAATATATAATCATCTTTGTTTATCTCGCTTAATTTTTTCATTCTTACCACTCCTTTATCATTTTCTTGACTTCACGAAAATGATTTACTCCAAATCCATTTTTATACCACAGTTAGGACAATAATTTTCTTCAATAACAGTTTTTCTCCCGCATTCAGGGCAACGATAAACAAATGCATCTTTATAAATCGGGTCTCCAAAATCATCAAACCCTCGGAAAGCCTGAGTTACATAAACTTCCCACTTGCCATGCACACCAGGTGCAACGTCAGCTTTCGGCAGTTTCCTTATTTCCGAAAATGCGGCCGCATAATCACCGCTTGTGCGCTTTACAATTTCAAGCACATCTTCTTTTTTGATATATTCGCTCATTAAATCACCTGCTTAATTATTTAATGGTTTTAATCCCTTGCCACTTTTAATATCAATCATCGTTTGATAATCACCTGATTTATTATTTAACGGTTTTAACCCTTTACCGCTTTTAATATCAATCTCTAATTTAGAGCGCCTTGTCCTTTCCTTTGTTTCCTCTACCGCCTTGATACACTGTTTGCATTTTTTGTATTCGCCTGGAAGCCATTCATCAAACAATGTGCATTTCGGCATATGTCGCTCTGTCGGTTTCTTTTTGCCATGAGTTCTATCTCTAAACACATGATACTTACAGTAATACGTCCCCCAGAAGTCGCCACTGCCTAAACAGCTTCCTTCTTTCTCGTCCATAACTTCATGCTCAACCATGATTTTTATTTTTTTACCTTCGTAATCAATCATTTTTTATCCTCTCAAACTCAACAACCACATCATTATGGCTACGAAAACAACTACCCTTAGTATGTGTAAGACTCTTTCAGCCTGTTCCTTCCTCAAACTTTCACCTTCGTTCCTATTTCCGTTTTCAGGAAGCACTCCCTATACTTTCCATAGTCCAGTATCACAAAGTAGTCCGAAAAGCCGGCCACTGTTGCCTTCCTATGTTTTACAATCTTCTCTCTGCCGGACTCGACCACCTTTTCTACCTTAACGCTTTGCCCTATTTCTAACCCAAATGTAGAGGCTTTTAAAACATCGTCATTAAACGGTTGCTTGCCTTCAATCCCTCTTATGTACATCTCATTCACACCCCTTTAACAGGTCTTTAAACTTTTCAAACGCCCTGATTGATACCTTATTGTTTTTCTTTTTTGGCCTTATGCTCACAATCAGATGTTTGTTTATAATATGGCTTAATTCTCGGGCAAGGTTTTTTCGTCCTTGCTTAATTCCGTCATGGTACCCCTTTGCCGGTCTGTACTCATCAATCTGGCTTTTGCCTTTATCCTGTCCGCCAGCTGTTTTGTTTCTTAGCTGGTATCCGTTTTCGGCGAAAAGCCTTATATACTCCCTTTCGGCATCGTTGAGCAAGTCTTCCCTCATTTCGAGTGTTTCTATCACCCACCCTGTGAGGTTGGCCTTTGAATATAGGCCGTGCTTCTTAATTGACAAATCTATATGCTGGTAGCCGCTTAGGTGTTGAGCAAGCCTTGTTAAAAGGTGCTTAGCCTGTCCGATATAGGCATACTTAATGCCGTTTTCGTCAATTCGAGTTAATATGTATATTCCACTTGCCTCGGTTGCGGTCGGCTCAACAGCAAGTATTTTCTTTTTATTTTGAGCTTGAATCGCCATAGCTCTTTTAAAATTATTGTTCAATCTGCGTTAACCTCTTTTCTCAATCGTTCTATCTCTGCTCGCTCAATGTCGCTGTAATCATATTTGCGTTGCTTGTAATTAGTAAATCTATTACCTGTTGTCAAAGGCTTTTGACCTCGTTTTTCTGAGTAGTTGCCCTCTAAAATTTTAACTGCATTAGCCGGCTTTATAATCCAATCAAAAGAGGCTTTCCAGCCAGTGGAATTATCGCCCGTTAAAAATCCACTGGCTTGTGCCATATCAAAGAGCTTGTACAAATCCTCTTCGGTGTGGTTTTTGATAAAAGCCCTGATTGCGGTCTTGCGTCTTTCAGTCATTTCCCTTACTTCAGGAAATGCTGTGCAGTTTTGATTGAAATAGTTTTTTATAGAAGAAAAATCTATTTTTTGACGTGTAGGCGGTGTTGAGTCATCGCAAGATGACGTATATATATCTTTATTATCATTATTATCATTATTATCATTATTGTTTGTGTACGGTCTGCTGTTTGTTTGCTGTTTGTGTGCTGTACGGTTAGCTGTATTGTTTGCTGTACGGTTCAGTATGTTGTTATCCTGATAAACCCTATAATTTTCAATGATTATCGTTGTTTTTTTGTTGTCTGATTGTTTGGTTATCATTCCATCACTTTGGAGCAGCTTTAAAAAGTTTCTTGTTTTTTCCCTGCCCCAGCCCCAAGCTTCGGCAAGCTTAACTTCTGATGTAACAAAAGACCCGGCTTTAACCTCTACTAATTGGTTACCTAACAGCACTTTTTTATCATCATGGTTAGCTCTAAGGATTAAATCAATCCAAGCTTGTCCTTTAGAGAATGGCTTTTCTTTCCACAGCCAATTATCCTGTATTTTTCTATGTATGCTCACCCAGCCTTGCATTAAACCACCTGCTTAGATTAGAACGGTAAATCATCGTCTTCAACGCCGTTTGCGTCTACCGGATAGAATCCCTCCACTGGCTGGCTTTCGGTTGTGCCTTCCTGCTTCTTGCTGCCAGTAAAGTAATGCTCTTCCGTAATTACCTCAGTACTCCAGCGCTTCACTCCCTCTTTGTCGTCCCATGAACGAACTTGAAGCCTTCCGACTACACTTACCATTTGCCCTTTTTTAAAGAATTTCTCTACAAACTCTCCGTTTTTGCCGATTGCAACACAGTTAATAAAATCCGCTTCCGGCTGTCCGTCTTTTTTAAACCTTCTATTAACTGCCAACGTGTACCTTGCGATAGTAGTTTCTCCGGCTGTTATTATTTCTGGGTCACGCACTAAACGTCCCATTAAAATTACTTTGTTCATTCTCTCACCTCGTGCTTGTGCATTAATATGTACTGGCCGTTTTCCCCTGCGTTATCACAAATCCAAGCAAGGGCTTTTTCTTCAGATAGATGGTTTTTTATTACCTCTAACTCGTAAGGATATTCGCCATTTGCTTTTTTCTCCGCTATTCGTTCCATGATTTCACTTTCTCTATAATTAGCTTCAACCATATACAAATCAGCGTTTTTGCATTTAACATGGTCAAGGCTGTTGCAGTCCGTTGCATAGAACAGCTTTTCATTACTTATTTCAAATATAAAGCCACAATTTGGAACATTATGCGGTGTGGTAAAAACCTCAACATCAAACAAGCCATAATGATTTATGCAACCAGGCGTTAAAATGTCTATATTAGACTTTCTAACACCACAAGCGATTAAATCATCTATCAGCCAACCGCAGCACGCCCAACGCAATGTAGGACGTTCAAAAGCTAACCGTTTAATCGCTGTTTTATTAAAATGGTCGCCGTGGATATGCGTTAAAAACACAATCTTCAACTTTTTATAAAATGGTTGGAGTGCCTTAAAAGGCACTCCGCAATCTATTAAGATGTAATCATTAGTCACAACTGCATTTCCTTTGCTACCGGAAGATATGATATTATAAGTCATTCAGGCTCACCTGCTCTTCAAATTCTTGTTCCTGTACTTCTTCCGCTTCGCCCTCTATAATGTCTGTCTGTTCCTGCTCTTCTGGTTCAAACTCCGGTTCTTCTTCCGGAATTAATACACCGTCTTTCTCTTTAATTTCTCTTTCGTCACTCTCAAATGCTGAACGCATTTCCGGCGATAAAACGCCCCACTGTGAAAGCAGCTGTCTCATCATTGTTTTTTCTGCCATTTGGTCAAAGTTTTTGTACCAGTAGGAAGAATACTTCCACATATCACTCTGTGGGATTTTGCCATTTAGTAATTTTTCGTACATAATTTTTGAAAATGCCTGACTATATCTGTCGGCATGCTCCAACATTTTTTCTTTTGTCCAGTAAATGCACTTTCTAAAGCCTGTCAAAAGCTCGAAATAAGCATAATAGCCTATTATCGGCGCTGTATCATCGTCACCAAATTCAATTATCGGGTCGCCACTGAAAGGGTCACGACCTTTGTACTCTCCCAATCTAACAGGAGAAACACCGATATTTCGGTACTGATTGGAACGGATTGCAAGCTGTTTATATCCTTTTGCACCCAATATAAATGTTGCTGTTGTCCTTTCAGGAGAAATGATGTTACCATTTTTGTCCTTCTTTTCTTTCTGCTTAAACGGTACAAGGTAGTACTGCCCAAGCTGTGGAGAAGGCGATAAGCCAAGACTTTCACCGAGCAACGCACCCGATATTATTGTCGCTGGCACACATTCGCTCAACGCCGGGTTAACTGCTACAGCACTTGTTATGCTTGCTGTAAACCTTGCCGCTGTCTTAGCGTCCGGAATACAATTATTTATTAATTTCTGGAATTTCGGCTGGCTAATAGCCACACTAAATGTTATTTTCTTTTTTTCATCAGCACTCATATTTAATACCCCTTTCGTTTAAAAAGCTTTTTAATTCCTTCAACTGTTCCAGTGTGCCTTTAACTTTAAATGTCGCGACATACAACTGGATTTTTTTTGATTCCTCTTTCTTTTCCACCTTCGGAGCAGATAATTCAGCTGCTTTTTCTACCTCTGCCACATGCGCAGCCTTTTCGGCTTCCGTTTGTTTTCTTGCTTCCTCTGCTGCCTTTGCCTGTGCAAGGCGTTCCTTGCGTGTTTTGACAATCTGGATAGCAGAAGCAAGGTCTACTGACTTTTGATACTCAACCAAGATTTCTGTATTATCCTCTTGCACCTCTATAACAGAAATGTCAGCTGCCACGTGGTCGATAAACTCTTTTGCTTGTTCTTTCAGTTTTTTAGTAGTTATAGACATGGTAACAGCAATTCCAGTCATTTCCCATGTAAGCCAACAACCTATACCGGAAGCCGTGCGGTATTCCTCAAAATACTCTTTGGTTTCTTCTTCTTTCTTTGTTTTGAGCTCACTCTCAACCTTGCTTATTTTCAGTTTTAAGGCGCCGTCAGCTGTTTTAAATTTGTCACTAACACATTCTTTGTATATAGTCTCAAAATCGTTGTACGGCTGCATAACGGCGTTTTTTACAGCTTTTCTTTGTTCTTCCAGCTCCGCAAACTGCTTATTAAGGTCGGCACGTACTTTTTTAACTTCCTTTGCTGTATCCTCGGTGCAAACCAAGGACTTTGCCAACTCTGTCTTTTTGTCAATCTCAGCAGCCATTTCTTTTAAATGCTGCTCAATAATCGGTAATTGTTTTACGATTATTAATTCTTGCATTGTTTATTCTCCTTTCAATCGTGGTAATCAATTATAGTTACAAATAAATCCTGCGATTTTTCTTTTTGGCTCTTTAACCTATCCTCAAAATCTTTGTTCTCTATAATAGTTTCTCCATCCCACCAATCTTTTGAATACGCCTCTCCGTCTTCAGTCATAAATGCGTAACAGCTTAATTCGTCAAAGTTTAATATGTCTTTTACTGGTGCGCCGTCAACATGCAAATATCCATCCATGAATCCCATAGAATTATAAAAATTTTCTTCTCTAAAAAAAGGAATATAGCGTTTATACTCATTTAATAAATACGACCAGAATAAATGACCGTTTCTTCCTCGAGCGTCTATGTACTCCCATTTGTATTTTTTGTCATTTTCATTGATTTTCAACTTAATTTTGCCGTTGTACCTTCCACCAATCTCGTACCAATCCCATGTAAACCGAGAAAACGATTTATTATCTTGACTGTTTTCCCAGTTATATGGAGCCATAAGCTTACTGATATAATCCTCTGTAGGGCAATCTTTTGTAAAAAGCATTAAACAATAGTGCATTTTTTCTTCCTCCTTAATCCCAAATCTGGCCGTCCATGGCTTTTATTTTTTCTTTTAATTTTTTGTTTTCTGCTGCAAGCTTTAAGCGTTCTTCATGCTCCATTTCATAATCTTCTTCTAAAGACTTAATTAAACTGTTTAAATGCGCCGCTATTCTATCAATGCTCATTTTTCATTCCTCCGTAAAATTCAATGTTGTTTTTCTCTGCTTTAATGCCTCTTTCATAGCCTGCAATATAGGCTTTTCTTGCCTTCCTGTGCTGGCGGTCAAGCTCTCGCTCAGTAACTGCGATATATGCTATTAAAAGCAAAGCTAATATGTAAGGTAAGTACATCACGTTCAACACTCCTTTTGACTTTTTATAAAATCCTGTATATAATTAAGGTGCTTGTTTTTCTTTTGGCTCTTTTCCGTTTTCCGGACGGGGAGAGCCTTTTAATATTGCCGTAATGTCATCAGCTACCACTTCACGGTATTTGTTGTTATATGCAGTCAAAGGCAATCCCTTTGCCGCTCTTATTGTGTTGATAACCTTCCAGCAAAGGTCATATTTATCTGCCTTGGTTGTATCATTCATACTTAACCCTCTTTCATAATGTCCTCAGCTTTCACACCGAGAACTTTAATAATCTTATGTAATGTTTCGATTTTCGCCGGTCGTCTGCTTGCCGCTAAGACTGTGGAAAGAGCAACGCCGGCTTTGGTTGCCAATTCCTGCCGGCTCATGCCGGCATTAATTAAAATACAGTCAAGTTTGTTGCGGTCGATTACCATTTTTCAACACTCCTTTACTTCCAAAAACTTATTAGCGAAATACGACTGCCCCCCTGCCTGTGATTTTCGGTGTACGAGATATTATGTTGCAGCCGTTCCCGTCAATGTGAACACTTTCCTTAATCTCAAAGAGCTTAAGCTCCATGCTTTTCTGTGTCGGCATATTCCAATCAGACCCTTTGCGTCTGATTAAATAGCCGTGTTCCCTGAGCCATTGGAATAAACGCTTTGCTCCGATGTTTACGCCGTTCTGGCGGAGTATTTTCGCAAAATCGCCTATCAATATACTGGTATTGGCGGTTGTAATCGCCTTACCAAGTATGGCGTGTGGTTTCATTTCGGTGTTTTCAGCTTCAAGCTCTGCCCTTTTCGCTCTCTCGGTTTTAAGCTCTGTCGCAAGCTTAATTAAAAAGTCAGGCGATGTAAGAGCCTGTTCCAGTGTTTGTTCTGTCATATAAGCGCCATGTTTACGGATAGCCGGAAGGACTTCACTCGTCACCCAGCGTTTAAACTCTTTTGCTTTTGGGAGTTTGCTGGAGAGGATAAGGCTGTATAAGCCGGACTCGTTAATAACATACATTTCTCTGTTCTGACCTGAGTCGGCAAAACGCCGAGTCAGCTTATCTTCTGTATCAACATGTTTTTTTAAAGCGTCTGATGTATCTACATACCCTAAAATGCTTGCTACATCTTTCCCAACGAACCAAGGCTCGTTATCAATCGTCATTGTTCGGATTTCTCCAAACTCAGTGTTTTTAAAAATTTGTAAATCGTTCATTTAATCATTCCTTTCGTTTAAATTGCTTGTTAGTATTTCATGTGTTAAAATCCTTTAATACAGGAGGGATTTAATAATGAAATGTGAAAATATCAAAGATATTGTTCTTACACCGGAAGAAAACAACGTTTTTAAACTTTTCAAGAAAAAAGATAGGGTGTTTCTTACAATCGAACAGTACAATACACTTTTACCAAGCGGTCTAATAAAACCCGGAATTGGTGGGAAAACATCCTGGTTCGATGATGTTAATGATGGATACTGCGAAATAAGTGACTTAGGGAAAAAATTCAGACAATTTCAGAAAATGAATTTTATTGATACATTACTTAAATCATTCTTATGCCCTATTGCAGTTTCTTTCATCACTACTTTAATCACAATACTTATTAGCAAATATTTAGCTTAAGCAGAATCAGGGTGATAATGCACGATGTCACTACTGAAATTAAACAAGGGCATACATAACCTAAAATTAACGCTTTGAATTTGTTTTTCATTTGTACACCTACTTTCTTTTAAAAAAGAAAATTAATTACTACGCTCGCCACTACTACGGATACTAAAATTAATACCAACATAGCTGCTATACTTATTTGTTTACCTATGCAAAGTAAAACAGCAAACAAGCAAAGCAAAAAACAGCTAATAAGTGTTTCAACACCTTTGAACATTATGTATTCCAATTAATCGCCTTCTTTCGTGTTTGTTCTTGCTTTATGTTGCACATTTTGATAAAATAGTTGCGCAAAATAATTAAAAGGGCGGTGATTCTGTTGACCAAACTTTTGTTTTTGCTACGCTCTATTTATATGGAAGATTAGTTATATCTTCTGATTGTACATAAAGAAGTATAATAAGGCTTCCATACTCCGATGCCGCTGCGCTTTAGAAACCACTCTAAAGTAATCCGCACACCTCTAGTGCGCGAGTGAGGGGATACTCCAAGGACATTTCTCTGACAGGAAATGTTTTATCCGGCCAGATAAAATGCAAGGTATTAATAGTAAAAATATGTAGGAGATTAAAGTCTTGTGTGTCAGCACAAGTCTTTTTTCTTTTTAGCAGTTTTCATGGCTCAGAAAAATACATTGGATTTTTTCCGAGGAATTTGCAAATTTCTATAAATTCTCCTGCTCTTAAGCTCCTGCTTCTTGCTCCGCCTGACAGGCTATCTCTCAAGGCGTTATATGGTATGCCTGTATTTTTGGATAAAGCGGTTAAATTAAATCCTTTTTCTTTTATGTAGCGAGCCACATTTTTTGTTTCTTTATCCACTCGTTTCACCTCCCTAACTAACTTTTTGTTACATAAACATTGCTAACTCTTTCTAAACTCCCTATACTTTAGATACAGGCTCCTGCCAGAGCTGAGTATCAAGAGAGGAGGTTTATCATGGATAAAACCAATGCTTTAAAAATGATTGATGAAGCTATCGAAAATTTTAAAAATGATATGGAAAATTTTTCGGCAGATTCATCAGAACCAGCTACGGAAAAAGACCTTTACAAACTTTCCGTAATGGTTTTAAACGCTTTAGGCGATATTAAAAAGGCGTTTGAATAATCCTGCTATACAGCCCCTACATTGCTTCGGGGCTGTATTTGTTTTTTCTCTTACCAGCCAAACCCCCGATTCAACATTTTCTATTTTCATTAATTGAATATTTTTTTCTTTCCCGTTGTCGTAATGAATAGAAACGCTTACCTTATTTTCATCGCTATTTATGTAACAGAAATGTATTGAACATATTTCCGGAAAAAATTTTTTGATTGATTTTACAAAACATGTTTCGCACCTATCAGGTGTATTACCTGATTTTTGTTTTCTTAACACAAAACCAATATTTCTTGCTGATGTTTTCTTCATTGAATAAATTGTTTTTATTTTTTTGCCGTAATAAATGTTGATGTCAGCTTGTTTTTTGTCGTTATTTTTGTAAAATATTGATATTTCATGTATTAAATTTACATTCATTTAATCGACCTCCTTTAACTAACTTCTTTTATAGCTTGTAAAAATTCATTTTTTTATCTATACTTTTCAAAGGAGTTGATTTTATGAAAGATATAGACTATGAAAAAATTATCCTTACTGAAGAAGAGCAAAATATATTCGATTTGTTCAGGTCTTCTGATACAGCCTTTCTAACAGTGCAACAATTTAAGGTATTGTATAAACGCGGACTTATAAAACAAACTATAAGTGGTAAAAGTTTTTGGTATGACGATGTTGCTGACGGAATCTGCCAACTTTCAGAGAAAGGCATTTATTTTAGAGAGTTTCAAAATAAAAAGTTAAGCAGTGCTATGTCGCTTAAAGAAATTTCGGACACACTTAAACAGCAATTATCTTCTGTTGCTTCCATTTCAAATTCAGCAAAAATTCAAGCTGATTTAGCAGTAAAAAAATCGCAGCAAGCAGATATAAAAGGTTGGATAGCTGTTATTCTTTCCGCATTTACCTTATTTTGCGAATTCGCTATAAATCATGAAGCTATAATGGAATTTATCAAACAGCTCTTTTAACAATCAATTCAACGAACAACATAAACAATAGATTAAAAATAGAAAAACCTAATGCTATGTCTGACATAGAAATTGAAAATCTTCTTTTTTCTTTTTTGTTAATATCCCTCATTTAATCGACCTCCCTTAGCTAACTTCCTTATATTCCCTCACACAAAAGCCTGAATGTTTCTCTGCCTTTTGGTGTAATAAGGGTTTGTGGCCCTGCCCAATTTGTTTTAGTGTTATAGCACTCTTTCAACTCAAAAAGGCCTGTTTCAACGTATTTTTGATATGGTATGAGCTTATTTTGGCTATTGCGGTATAGAAATCTTTTACCCAGTAAAAAGCTTGTGAATGTCTTAGGCGGAATTTTAAGCAGTTTTGCCGTTTCCCTAATGCCTGTAAGCAGATTTCTGTCAACAAGCTGGTCGAAATAATCCGCTTTTGGCTTCATTATGTTATTAGAAACGGTCAGCTCTGAATTTAATGTCTGCAACTGCTTAATCTGCTTTTCAGCAATCCTTAAAGCTCTTGCCATTACCTTTTCAGGGCTGTTCCAGTCCTTTTCAAGCTGAATAAAATACTGTCGTGCCTGCTTGCCCTTTTCGTTTCTTTGTAACATACAAATCTCTTTTGCCATTTCGATTGTGAGCTGGTGGTCTTGGCTTGGTCTACCTCCTGTACTTTCGCTCAAAAATGAGCAAAAGTCTAAACCATCAACAAATCCATACTCGCACATTCTCGGAAACCAATCCTTATATGCTGTTTTAACTTCCAAAAATCCATGTAAATCCCTACCTAATACAGTAGGTCGTTCGTTGTTGTAACTGATTTTTATTAATTCGTTCATACTGTACCTCCCTCAGCTGACTTCCTTTATAGCTTCATCAATTTTCATTTTGTACCATTCAAGGTATCTTTTTCGTTGTTCCAAGTCTGGTACAGAAACCAAAAGCCCTACATCTACCTTTTGCAGCTGTTCTATCCAACTTATTTGGGTATCTGTTAAATATGGTCTTATGCTTGAGCCTTTAGGTATATTGTTCAAAGTTCTAAACTGTTTTGCCGACATTCCTAATACAATTCGGTTTATCATGTCACATTCGTTGCTAAAGTGATATGGTCTAGGATTTTCGTGTAATAGTTTTATGTTTTCTGTTAACAAAGGGTAATCTTTTCTTGCATTGACTAAGGTTTTTATAAACTGTTCCATTCGATTGAAACGCTTTATATATTCCTCTTTGAATTTCATAGCTTTTTTGCCTGTAAATCCCATTACTAATAGAGTAAAACCATCTCTTGTCATTTCGTAACATGGTTGTTTTTTATTTTGCTCATTTCTGTATGAGGACGGCACAAAATTGTGCTGTCTAAATTCTTGGCTAAGGCCACTGTCATTCTCTAATATATTTGATATTGCCCTTAATACCGTTTTGTGTTCTTTCCCGAAAAACTTAGCAACAAACAAACTGTTTACTCTCGCTGTATCCTTGCTGTCGCAAAACATTCCAAAATCATCAATAGGAATTAATTGTTTCATTTGTACACCCACTTTCTTTACATTTACTCTACTTAAAGCAGATGTTTTAAGCAAAAATAATTTGGTCATAAGGTATTCCGGTAAAATTAGATATTTTCATAGCTTGTTCAACTGTAGCTCTATTTGGGTGTTCTTCAATTTTTCTATATGTTTGAACATGAATACCTAAATAGTCTGCCATTTCTTTCTGGCTTTTTTCTGCATAAAGTCTTGCTTGCTTTACAGTAAATGCCATAAGCTTCAGCTCCTTTCTGTTATCTTAGTAACTATAATAATCTATTTTAAGTAGAATGTCAACCCCTAAAAGCAGAATATTTTTATTTTTTTATTGATTTTTTTCTACTTTTAGTGTATTATATTAAGTAACAAAGTAGAGGTGATAAAATGAGTTTGGGCAGTAGAATAAAACAACTTCGTGAAGATAGAGAGTTAAGTCAGGTTGAGTTAGCAAAAATTCTGGGTGTTACAGACAAAGCAGTATCAACTTGGGAGAATGATTTAAAAGTTCCTCGAATGGGGACTCTTGAATTATTAGCAAAATATTTTGGTGTAACTAAATCTTATATTATAGAGGGTACAGAATTTAAACAAAATGCAGGTATACCTATTATAACTACTGTAAAAGTCCCTCTTCTCGGCAACATCGCCTGTGGTTCTCCTGTTCTTGCGGTTGAAAACATTGAGGATTACATTGATATGGATAAAAGCGTTCATGCCGATTTTGCTTTACCAAATGTCGCCGTAAAGCCCCTTGCTTTAGCAATGGGGATATAAGGCGACTTCTTTTGCTTAATTAGTTTTCTCAAAGTTATCTAATTTTATGTTGTATTAGATAACTTTAAGGTGTATAATATTTATATGGAATACAAATCTAACAATAATGTGGTTTATTCCTGTAAGTACCATGTGGTCTTTTGTCCAAAGTATCGACGTTCCGTTTTAATAAACGGTGTTGATGTTCGCTTAAAGGAGTTGATACAACAAACATGCGAACAGCTTAATGTCGAAATCATAGAAATGGAAATCATGCCAGACCATGTGCATTTGCTCATGGAAGTAGACCCGCAATTCGGTATTCATAAAGCCGTTAAGCAAATCAAAGGCTATTCATCTCGTGTTTTGAGAGAAGAATTTCCTTGTCTTAAATCAAGACTTCCAAGCCTTTGGACCAACAGTTATTTTGTTTCTACAGTTGGTGGTGCTCCACTTGCTGTAATCAAACAGTACATCGAAAATCAGAAAAACGTTTAGGCGGTGATATAATGCAGCTTTCAGAAACAGTAAAAGTATATCCAACTGAATATCAGAAAACCTTAATCACGCAGACTATGACAGAGTATATAGATACTGTTAATAGCCTTGTTTCTGAGGCTGTAAGTGGTCATTCTATTGCAAAGACTACCACTGCTGATGTAAGTGCCGACCTGCCAAGCGCATTGCTTAATCAGTGTATTCGTGATGCAAAATCCATTGTAAAGAAGCACTACAAATACTGTCGTAAGGCTGTTCTTAAAAACAGAAGCCTCGCAAAGCGTGGCTCTGCTATCAGAACCAAAGCACCTAATCTTCCAATACTGAAAAAACATTGCTGTTATATCAATAATCAAAACTATAAAGTTAAGAATAACTGTATCGAATTTCCAGTAATGATAGACGGTAAATCAAAACGTATTTCTGTTTTCGTAAAGCTCACAGACCGTCAGAAAGCATTATTTTCTGATGCAAAGTTTGGTACTATGCGTATCGTGATTAAGAACCATACACTTGTTGCTCAAATCGTATACGAGGTTGCAGAACCTGAACTCAAGTTGGATGGCAATGTTATGGGTATAGACTTAGGTATCAAATGTCCTGCGGTTAGCTATTGTTCTGAGGGTTCTGTTAAGTTTTATGGTAATGGTCGCAAAAACAAATATATGCGTAGACATTATGCTTATCTTCGTAAAAAGTTACAGACCTCTAAAAAGATAAATGCTGTAAAACGAATCAATGATAAGGAACAACGCATAATGCGTGATATCGACCATAAAATAAGCCACGACATTGTAGAAACAGCAGTAGCTCACAATGTTAAAGTGATTAAGTTAGAGCACCTACAAAACATTCGCTCTACGACAAGAAAAAGTCGTAAAAACAATCATAGTCTGCACACATGGTCATTCTATAGGCTTGCTCAATTTATAGAATATAAGGCAAAGTTAGCAGGCATATCCGTTGAGTATGTAGATTCATCATACACAAGCCAGAGATGTCCTATCTGCGGAAGTGTTCATCACGCAGATGATAGAAACTATACTTGTGAATGTGGATTCCATATCCATAGAGACCTTTTGGGTGCTATGAATATCTGTAACTCAACTGAGTTTGTTGGTAACAGACAAACTGCGTAGAGAACTATATGTTCTGCTCTACGAGGGCTGATGGCACAGCCCTAACTTGGGGTACGACCTATCAGAAATGAACTGGTCAGCCGATACCTTTCGGCAGCCACCAAGAATCCCCTGCCTTTAGGCATGGGGAGTGTCAATTTGCCGAAATGATGAACCGGTTAGGCATGGAACATCTGCCACACGATGGGCGGCATACATTCGCAAGTTTGGCCGATACTGCCGGAATGAACAAGATAGCCATTAAAAAGATTATGGGGCACGCCTCTAACGATATAACCGAAAAAGTATACACGCATAAGGAAGTATCAGAATTATTAGCAAATGTAAATATGATATAAAAAGAAAGACGGCCTAAAAAGGCCGCCTTCTTTTTGTTTGTGTTATTTGGATAAAGGAGTATAAGTATTTACGCATATATTATACCAATTCAGCCAACCAATATCAACGTTTTATTATACTAAACAAAACGTTTTATGAGTTGTCCCATTATTGTCACACTATTTTGTAAAAATTAACGAAATTTTACAAAATTACATGAGTTTCTTCCTATATTATGCAAAATTATAAAAAACTAAGAATTTAATATGAATTTAAATTTTCCTTAACGAAAACCCTTGGTTTTTAAAGGCTTTCTCTTTAAAGTGTCCCACTATTGTCCCACTATTTTTATAAATAGCTTTTAAAAAAGGCATAAAAAATAAGGCCGAGTATTTAACTCGACCTTTGCGCTATAAAACACTGTTCCGATAAGTTATATTTTAATTTTTAATCATAAAGCCCTGCTCTGTCATTAATAACAAGCAGCTTAAGCATTGAGTATGTAAGCTCAAGCTCGCCTTTGTCATTTCCTTGTAAATATCCCTTGTCAAGAAGCTTCTGAACTGTTGGTCTTGCCCATTCCGGTACTTCAACAGTCCAGTTGTATACTTTTTCCACTTCTTCATCACTCCATGTTTTTTTAAACTCTTCAGGTGTACCATATAAATTCTTAAGCATTGTTGTTGTACTGCCCCAATACGGAAGCTGAAAATGCGGTTTATCAACAGGGCTTGTCCAGTTGCCGCCCCATTCAAGACCTATTTTAACGCCTATTGCACCAACTTTAGAGAAAAAGCCGTCATTGTCGTTGTATGCTCCTGTTCCGTCATTACGATAAATATCAAAAGCCGTTCCCCATTGATGATGAGAGCTATAAGAGCTGCCTTTTGCATTTGTAACTATTTCTCCCGGTGCTGTTCTGCCTTGTGCATATAGTTTGTCTTGTTCCGCTACGGTGCGGAAACATTCGCCTATTCCTATTAAAAGCCCATGTCCTTTACAGGCAGAAACAAGCTTTTCGGCTTTCTCCTGCAATTCTGGGTGACACAATGTAATATCTCTGCCCATTCAATCACCTTATTTCTTTGGTTCTTCATACTTTAGCGCTTGTTTGCTGTCGCTTATGCTTGCTGTTGTAGGGTCTATTACCACACCAACAGCAACAAGGACATTAACAACAATGCTTATAATCTGTGTTGCCATATCCTGCGTTACAGGCGGCACAATGTCGAGCATACCTAAAATCTGGTACACAAATGCCACTATAGTCACCAAAAACGTTACAAGCCAAGTCTTATTTTTAAATCTAACTTTCCAGTTAATTTTCATATAATCACCTCTGTAGCTCCTCTAAAACATGTAATCTTTTCTCATGGTCATTGATAATATCGTCCTGCTTTTTGTTATGCTCCCAAATTCGTTTGTGACTCTCTTTATTGTTAGCCTCAAACTTGTCGAACTTTTCGATTAGTTGGTTGCATGTATGCCTTAGCTTTTCTATAGCCGATATTAAATTAAATATTGGCTTTCCTACAGTAAAAAACAAACCAACAAGAGCAATAATTACTCCCACCACGCCCCACTCCGTCATTCTACTTCACCGCCTTACATGCACTGTTCATAAAGTTTATAGATTTCTGGATAAAGTCTTAAATTAATCTTTGTACCTCTTTCAGTTTTTGTGCTGTTATTGCTTACTACAGCATTGTCAAGGCCATAAACAACAACTGTCTGGCGTTTGTTATTGTATGTAATAATCGGATAACCGCCCTCACATTCTATTGATGTTTCGACAAATTTGCCGTTTTTGGAATACTTTTTAGCAGCTTCGACATCTTCGTCTGTCACCTTAAGTATTCCAGCCTCAGTTATGTACGCATAATTGATTTTCTGATTTTCTCTTGACATAAAAATTCCTCCTTATAAATAAAAAAAATAAACCCTAAAAAGGGTATTAACCTTCTGTTACGCTTCCCTTAACTCGCAGATTCCCGTAAATAGTTACATCACCGCTATCGTCAACGGACATGCACTGTGAATTTCTCAATGTTATATATAAATCTTGACATCTAGAACCGCCAATAAATAATGTATCGCTCCCAGATATAAGAGCAGAGCCTAAGGTTTCATAGCTGCCCCAAGGAAGCTGATTTTGACTGTGTAATTCAATGGTATTCTTATCGTCATTTGAGTCGTAGAGTATCAGCCGGCCTTCTTGATTGCCTGTTTCAAATAAAAATATAGGATTATTGTCTGCATATCCGTATATAGAGCCTGTATTACTAATCTGTATGTAATTTCCGTTCTGCCTATCTCCAGCATAAATTGTGGAACCTTCCATTGTAATGCCGTTAATAGTACCACCGTTAATAGTGCCACCTGTTATAGTTACACCTTGGATATTTAGTCCGTTTAATGCTGCTGCATCTACTTCTGTCGCCACAACACCCTCCGCACTTATAGCTGTTTGCCACACCCAATTCCCGTCTGTATCCTTGCTGTTTGCAAACAAAATGCCTGTCGAATTTAAAAGACAGGCAAAAGTTGAGTTTTCTGTTGTAGGTTGGTTTTGGAAGTATATTCCATTATCTGTAATAGACATTGTTGTTGTAGAATTTGCAATCTGGGTAACGCTTAGGCCAAGTGTCCCAGCTATCTTTTCGGCCAAGACCTGTCCTAAGCTATTTGTAATGTTTAAAATCTGGTTCCAGTCTGGTGCTGATGTATTAACTACATTTTGCACGCTATCAGCAACTTCTTTGGCGCTTGTAGCCGACTCTTGTATTCCTGTTACAGTCTGCCTTAAATCTACATCAAGGTCGCCGAGGGTTATGCTGGTATTTTTCCCAGTTAGAGGGTTGCGTTCCAGCTCGATTATTCTCTGCATTGTTTCAATCCCTAAGGCATCATCGACAATTTTAATAGTGTCGCCAAGGTCAAACTTTTCTAACTGCTCATAATCTCCGCCAAGTAAAGCCAAATTAACAACGTCAACCTCATAACTTACCAACGGGTTACCATCTTCATCACGTTGTGAGCGGTCTACTTTGCGTTTAATAGATTTTAGGTTTTTACCAAATCGGAAGGATACGCCTCTGTTTTCGCCTATCTGCTGGTAGGCGTATATATTATATTTATTAAATTTAAGTTCTGCCTTCCAGTTATTTGCAATAGCAATTAAAATCTGACGCGCATTACATTCTTCTGTGTAGGCTATATCTGTTTTTAACGTAACGTCTGTACCAGCCAGTATAAAATTAGTCCCTGATAAGTCGTTGTTAATTACAGTAACTATGTCTGTGTTACTGTAACTAAAATCAGGCATTATTTTATTTAATAAGTCATAGCTGATGTGTTCGCAATCTACAGATATGGTTAGAAGTCCGTTTTCCCGGTGTGTTTCTTCTAACGTTAGTGGCCGGAATAAATCATCATCGACCAGTATTAAGTTACTTTCATCGTACAGAAATTCAGATTTTAATTCCTCAATTATAGCGGTAAAAGAAAATGTATCTTCACCGTTTATAATTTTATGGATAGTACAGTCGTCTATTTCTATATTATTTAAGTAGGCTAAAGGTGTATTTAGGTCATTTTCATTTACAATAACTGGGTATGTATACATATAATCACCTCTGTGGTGTTGCTAAAATAGCGTCACGCTGTTCGGCGGTTATACGGTTTTTGGTATGCATCTGTTCTATGTAATCTGCTGTGCAGCGTTTTAAAACCCACATATTTAATAAAAACTGGTACATTTAACCACCTCACATTAAAAGCATTTCCATTACAGTATTTTCAACGGCGGTCAAACGGTCTTCTATTGTTATAGGTTCTAGAGGTTCGGGTGTCTCTGCTGCTATTTCTTCGGGTGTTTTTTCAATAATTACACCGTCTATGTATTTATAGTTGTATACGCCATTTTCGTTTATAAGAGGCTTGTTAAAATAATGTCCCTGAGCATGAGCGTATTTATCGCCTGTTCCGCTATCAATTTCTATCCAGTCTGTTAAATCTGTAAGAAAAATACTGCTATTAATTAAAATTATATTGTTGTTTTCATCTATTTTTATGTAAACTTTTATTTTTTCATCTACCATAAACGCACCGCCTTAATATATCTCCGCATCAAGAGTCAATCCGTTTTCTGCATTTATTACAAAAACCGCGTCAGGAGTTGTATTTGCCGTAACGGCATTAATATATAACATATCTGGTGTACTTGCAGTTGTATTAAACGTAACATTTTGTATAGCAGATGCTGAAGATGTAGTAGATAATCTACAATTAACAAAATTAGCCGTTGGTGTTACTCTCATTGCTGGTGTTAAAATTATAGAAAACTGATTATTTATACCTGAATATGCGAATGTTGTATGTGTTCCAAAAAATTTCGGAAATGTTCTGTAGTATCTCTGGCACAGTAACAATTCTTCTCCTGCTTGACGTGGCACATATTGTGTCGCAATGTTTCCTAACTCCAACTTAACCCAATTAACAACAGTTGTTGTTGTAGATATAGGAATAGATATATTTATCAAAGCTGCAGTTTCTACAGCTCCAGATGGAACTAACAAAGGTGTTGTTGTAATTGTGCCGTTAATAGAGTAACTTAATGTACAGTTTTCTCCTAAAATTTTATTAAGGTCTGCCTGTTCCATATAATATTTTAAACTAATAGTAGAAGCCGTGCTTCCTGTAATTTGCATACCGTTATTAACTTGTGTAACTGTTACTGTTGTACTGGAATCGGAACAGCTTACAGTCCATCTATCTGCCGTATATTGTTCGGTAAAATTTGCTTGTGAGAAACTTGTACCTCTTTGCCATATCTTAAAGCTATCGTTGATAATTAAACTTGGATTAGCAATAACACTGTCTGTATATTCCTGTGCCTGCTGTAAAATTTCTGCTGTAGTTTCGGAAGGCACATTTAAAAAGTTTTCATTAACTTTATTAAATCCTTGCTGTACAGTGTCCGTACCATATATATATTGCATTGCCATTTAAACCACCTCCTAAGCGATAAATGTACTTGGAAAATTAATCTGCATTTCTGTTAAATTAAGATTATTGCCAGACACCGTAAAGCTGTTTTGGCCAACTGCTATTTCAGGGAAATTACCAGAAAAACTTGTTAATAACGACTGCTTTTGATTATTAACAATTGTGTATACAACCATTTTTTCACAGTCGATATAAACAAAGTTGTTACTTAAATTAGCAAAGCTAAACGCCACTGGCCCCATTGTAAAGTTAATTAAATCAGCACTACCAAAAAAATAAATTGTTGGAATGGATTTGTAATTTCCATTATTTGTAACGCTTCCAGTTAAAGTTGTTGTTATGTTCTGCCAGCTAGATGTATTTACAAAAGCCGTTACAGTTTCTATCTCTTCCGGAGAAGCGGCGAAAAAATCCCTTGCGTCCTCGTACAACTGATATGTTGCAAAAGAAGAAGCAAAAGTTATTTCTAAAGTTGTCCAGTAATCATCAAGGTCTTGTGTAATAGAATCGAAAATATAGGCTTTATAAAATAAATTAGGACGGTCTAAAAATATTAGCCGTCCCTCTCCATTTATCCATTGCGCCATTATACTAGATATTACCTGTTGCTTTTGCACTGCGCTTGCTCCGTGTATGCCTAAAGTTACCTTAATTTCCGTATTGGTATAGTTGTTTTGGAAGTAATATGCCCCATCCCTGTGTGGTACCTCTATTGCCTCATACGACATAGGCGGTGTAACTGGTCGTTCAAATTCTAATAATTTAAGCTGGTAGTCCGCCATAACTCTATTGTTTATAGCCGCACCTTTAAATATCATTCCATTAATTTTTGCGTCCA